GCTAGCTGATCAGGGTGTACGGGTCCACGTCGATCGTGACGCCGCGGACGTTGCGGACGATGTAGCCGGCGTACACGTCGCCGAAGGAGACGAGGTTGCCCGCGCCCTGGTCGAGCGAGACCGGGTAGTCGAGCAGGAAGCCCGACGGACCGGACTGGCCGCCCGACGCGCCGGAGGGCTGGAACAGGGGCCGACCGTTCTTGTCGACCGAGGCCAGCACCTTCGCCCAGGTCGTGTCCGACATGAGCCACCGGCAGTTGCCGGACTCGCGGTACTCCTGGTCGACCTGGAGGATGTGCTCCACGAGGGCCGCGTACATCGTCGTCGCGGTCATCGCGTCGGCCGTCTTGTTGAACAGGCCCTTGGGCTTGCTGGAGCCGTCGGCCGTGGCGAGGTCGGCGGCGATCTTGCGGCCCAGCCGCTCGCCGAGCTTGCGGGTGATGAACGCCTCGACGTCGAACGCGGCATCCTGGAGGAGTTCCTTGGAGATCGCCAGCGGGAGGTTGCTCGCGCCGGTGGCGTCGTAGCTGTACGCCGACAGCATGATCTCACCGAGCACGAGGTCGGCCCCGCCCGACGCGGCCGCCGCACCCTCGGTGGCGATCACCGCGGAATTGGCCGTGTCGTCGTTGGTCGGCCACGGCAGCGGGCGACCGTCGGACGTGGTGATGTTCTCGGCGAACCGCTGGACGCCGCCGAACGCCTTCCGGCGCTCGGTGATCCGGGCCAGCGAGGACTCCGGGACCATGTAGCCGCCCTGCGTGCCGTCGCCGGCGATCGACTGGGCGAACTGCGCGAGGATGTTCGCGTCACCGGTGCGGGCGTAGCCGCTGCGGCCGAACCACGCATTGCGGTAGTCGTCGGAGGCGAGGAGGCCGCTCTCCGGGGCGGCAGGCACGCGGCCCAGTCGGAGGTTGTGGAGGGCCTGCATCCGCTCGATGCGGGCCTTGCTCACCGACTCGGACTTCTTGCGGTCGCCGACGACGCGGGCGAAGCCCTCGTAGCGGTCGAGCAGTTCGCCCTTGAGGTCGCCACCGGCCGAGGAGAAGATCGCGTCCATCTGCGCGACGAGCTGATCCGTCGGGATCTCGGCGGCGAAGGCCGCCCACTCGTCGGCGCCGGACTTCGGCTGCTCGGTGAACTTCGCCGGAGCATCCGGCGTCGGAGCCGCGACCGGCTCCTCGATGATGTCGGTCACATCGGACTCCTTGCTGAACGCTGCCACGGTGGAAGGGAACGCCGGATCCACCACGGGTGTGACCGCGGTGAACTGCGCGATGGAGGTGAGCCGCCGGATCCGGGTACCGGTCTCCGGGTCCGTGCTGAATGAGGAACGAAGGCCTCCGATCTCGAACGAGACGCCGCCGAGCAGGCCCGCCTCGGCCAAGGCCAGCAGGTCGTTGGCGAACGTCGTGTTGGGGAGCTCGTCGGTCTCGAAGTCGAACCCCGTCTCGTGACGGGTCAGGCGCATCGAGCCGTTGTCGGCCCGGGCGGCGACGCGCAGCGGGTCATAGCCCGCGTTCATGTCCGCGCCCGCCTGGTGCCCGACGGCGAACACCGCCTTGGAGGCATCGGCCTTGACCAGCGCTGCTGGGTCGATCTCCCACAGTTCGCCGTTGCGTGGCGTGCGCTGTCCGGCGAGCAGCACCGAGCCGCGCATCCGCCGACCCTCTGACGTGATGGACGAGGCGAACGTCAGGCGTTCGGTCATGCGATGGGGCCTCCAGCGGGGATGGCGGGGGCGGGCGGGTCGATCTCCGCGCGCTGGTCGGGGGTGAGGGGCGGCAGGTTGCGGATGCGCCGCGCCTCGTCGACCGTGAGGATCGGCTTGCCGCCCGTCTGCTCGAGGAGGAGGGCGATCTCCTGCGCCGGCGTCCCCTCGAGTAGGCCGGCGTAGTCGAACTCGCAGAACTGGCCGGCCGGGAGCTTCTGCGTGAGTCGCGCCTGGATGCGGTCCGTGTAGTGGCGGAGGGTGAAGCGGGCGAAGTTCAGGGTCTGCTCCGCGACGCCCGCGCCCCAGCTGGTCTGCTTCGACGTGTCATTGAGGAGGTGCGGTGGAACGCCGAACAGGCGCCCGGCCTCGCCCAGCCAGTAGTCGCGGGTCTCCGCCCACTGCATGTCGATGTTGCTCGGCGTCCACGGCTGGAGCTTCACGCGGCGGTTGATCAGCGCGACGTCGCCGGCGTTCTCCCGCCCGACCACGCGCGCCCGCAGCTGCTCGAGGATCTGCGCGCCCTCGGTAGCGTCGAAGTCGTTCTCCTCGCCCTCCTCGGGCGTCAGGAGCCCGGCGATGCGGATCCCGCGGCGGAGCGTCGTCTGGGCCGACTTGTCGCCCGACAGGGCCGCGGAGAACACCGCGCGCGCCGAGGTGAGCATCGGGTGTCCGTCAACCCCGTCGAGAGATGGGCCCGGGATGTGGGTGAACATCTCCGTGCCGGCCGTCTGCTCGCTGTTGTTCAGGTCGCGGTAGGTGAACACCTTGCGGCCGTCCACGCGCTCGACCTTGAGGATCGCCGAGGGGAGCACGGGCTGGTACACGCTCACGTCCCCGGTCTCCGGGTCGCGCTCCAGGTTCCACAGGAACGCCTTCCGCCAGATGGCGAGGTGCATGACGATGGTCTCGATCCACTCGAACTGCGTCATGCCGTCGTCGCCCGGGTACGGGTCATCGAACACGGAGTCGACGCGGTGGCGCTCGTCGCCCCGCCGTTCGTAGCTCTTGAGGGGGAGACCGGCCACGGTGCCGGAGATCACGCCCACGGCCCGGATGACCGCCGCGAGGCCCATGATCGTGTTCGCGTTGACCGTCTCGCCGGAGGGGTCGGAGTCCTCGCCGCGCAGCCACGCAGCGAACGCCTGCGAATCACTGATCGACCACGAGCCGCTGAACCGCTCGCGGTTGGACGACCAAGGCCAAGTAAAGCGCGCCATCTGTCACAACGGTGGCACGCGGTACTCCCATGGGGTATTACGCAGTTGCGGTAGAGCGGTCCTTGACGAGCTCCGCCGTGGCGGCGGCCTGCGAGCCCTTGCCGACCTTCGAGACGGCGTTGTCGCGGTGCTTGCGGGCCGTCTCCGGGGCGATGCCCAGGCGGGACGCGATCTCGCGCGTGCCCATCCCCTCGGCGATCAGCCCGAGCACCTGCCGCTCACGGTTCGTCAGGCTCATGCGACACCCGCGAACAGGGCTGGCCTCGGCTTCGCCCGGTTCTGCGCCCGGTCAACCGCGAGGGCGAGGGCGATACAGGCGTCGATGCGCCCGCGGGACTTGGACTTCTGGAGGGTGAAGCCGCGCTCAGAGAAGCGGGGGACCGCGTTGAGCACCTGCTGGGCGAACGCCGGGTCGCCGTCGTGGTGGACCGCCCCGCGCTGGATGCGGTCGTACAGGTCCATGACGATCGGCGTCATCCGCTCGGGCGACTGGGGAACCTCCACCATCGGCAGGCCCTCGTCGTGGAGCATCTTGGCTGGGACGTCAAAGAACTTCGGGTCGAAGCTGATCCCGCCGACCTTGTACGTGTCGCGCAGCACGCGGAGGTGCTGCATCACGTCCGTGACGTCCACCGGCTCGTCCTTCGTGGGCACCCACAGGCGCACCCACGCCGCGAGCGTGCCGTCCTCGAGGAACTGGACGATGGCAACGGCCGTCGAGTCGCGCTTGATCCCGACGTCGATGCCCACCCACGTCGGGGCGCCCTTGACCGGCTTGACCCGCCGGGCGAGGCGGTCCCACGTCATCCGTCCGTCGGCGCCCAGCCACGAGTCCGTGCCCTCCACCCACTGGCCGAGGCGGAAGATGCGGAAGTGCGCCTCGGGCACCATGCCGCGGGCGGTGACCAGGGCCGACTCGCGGAGGAACCCGGCGCCGATGGCGGGGTTGGCCTTGTGCCACTGCTCGCGGTCATCGACGTCGCAGCCCTCGTCCGCCGCGTACTCGCGGAAGACGAAGCCCGGCATCTGCATCCCCTCCATGACGTTGGAGCGGAGGTGGTACAGGGCGTTGTCGTGGTCGAGGCCGGGCGTCCCGAGGCCGATGACGAGCGACTGGTCGCGCTTGCCGGCGGCGAGCAGCAGCGAGCTCCAGGCATCCACGGGCTGGAAGCCGATCTCGTCCATGATCCCGAGGGACGGGTCGAGGCCCTGGAGCCCGTCCACCCCGTTGGCGATCGGGTAGATGCTGCCCTCGTTGTACGCGATGGTGATGTGCTCCGACCCCCACGCGGTGAACACCGACGAGCGGTTCGCCATCTCGGGCTCGGTCTTCACCATCGACAGCACCGTGTCGTAGATGGAGCGCTTCGCCTGCCCCACCGTCGTGGCGACGATGGGGACGTTGGGGGATCCGGTGGCATCGTCGTCGAACCCGCCCCAGCAGGCGAACGCCGCCGAGAACGTGGACTTGCCGTTGCCACGCGGGTACGCCTTGGCCGCGGACTCGATGCCGTCGGCCAGGGACTCCTCGAGCCATTCCTTCTGGAACCCGCCGAGCTTGAGCGGCTTCCCGTGCCCGGAGCCCTTCGGAGAGCGGCAGTACGTCGTCATAAAGCGGATTGCCCGCCCGTGCCGGCTGGTGCGCTTCCACGACTTCCACGGCGGCGGCGTCAGGACCAGCGGCGTCTTGGTCCGGTTACCCGCCACGGGTTCTATCCGTACAAGTCGG